GTGTTCTGGATTACACCCCTGCCCTCAACGCTAACCTGAACGTTGATGACACTGGCAACACCTTTGCTGGTACTATCAATGGTAAGTATCGCGTCTACATTGACCCATATGCTGCTAACGTTGCTGCTAACCAGTACTACGTTGTAGGTTATAAGGGTTCTTCACCTTATGACGCTGGTCTGTTCTATTGCCCATATGTTCCTCTCCAAATGGTTCGTGCCGTTGGTGAGAACAACTTCCAGCCTAAGATTGGCTTCAAGACCCGCTACGGTCTGGTCGCTAACCCATTCGCTGAAGGCACCAACCAGGGTCTCGGTAACCTGAATCCTTCTGCTAACCGTTACTATCGTCGCGTCAAGGTCACTAACCTGATGTGATATAATATAGTAGTCCGTGTGAAGGATTATGCGCTGAGGGGTCGTTAAGACCCCTCTTTTTTTATCTAAATAAATCGTATGAGTAGATAAATATGCTATCAACAGAGTACCGCCTCAGACTTGAATTCATTTGCAACAAGATTATCAATGGTGAAGAAGTCAAGTTAGAGGACATGATTTGGGCAGATAAACTTGCAAAGGCAAATAGGTCTGCTGGTGAAATGTTGAGGAGAGCAAGACGAGTTGCAATGAACCCAGATTTTCAAGAGGACAGTCTTGACGATTTTATGAATAAGATGGACTTAGGAGACCCCGATCCATCTAATCACAGAACGAGGTTCGATAGTGCAGATGAAATTGTAGATTGGTTTAGGCAAGACCGAACTGACGACTGGAGGCAAAGAGACTAATGGCAGGGTCTATTTACAACAAGCAAATTAAAAATAGAAATTACTTATCACCAACTGGATTTAATTTTACAATCCAACGTTGCCCAAAAGTAGCATTCTTTTCAAATACAGCACAGATTCCTGGAATGGATCTTGGTGTTGCAACTCAGGCAACTTACTTAAAAGATATTCCAAGACCTGGAGATAAGATTCAGTTCTCAGATTTCACTTTGAGGTTTCTTGTCGATGAGGATTTGAAAAACTATATGGAGATTCAAAACTGGATGAGAGGTCTTGGATTCCCAGAAAGTTTGCGTGAAATATATGATTTATACAACGTTAATTCTGAATTGTATGATGGTAGGGTTAACAATTATGGTGAACTTCTTTATTCCGATGCAACACTTGAAGTATTAAACAGTACAAACAATCCTCAATTTCTTGTTAAATTTTTTGGAATGTTCCCAACATCGTTATCAACGTTAGATTTTGATGCAACTCCAACCGATGTTGATTACTTTACAGCAGAGGTTACATTCAAGTATACTTTATATACTATTACTAACTTATTTGGCGATCCTCTATGAATCTTGACGATATACAAAGTATGTGGGAGAAAGACTCACAGATTGATAAAGACAATTTACACGACGAATCACTAAAGATACCAGCGTTGCACGCAAAGTATCACGAATTATTCAATACAATATTACTCTTAAGAAAAAAAGCAGAGCAACAAAGAAAGAATATTAGACACGAACGTTACGAATACTTTTCTGGAAAAGCAGATCCAGATGTTTATATTGAGAATCCTTTTCCAAAAAAGATTCGTGATAAAGATACGATGCAAAAATATCTGGATGCTGATGAAAAATTGATGCAGATCAATCTTAAAATAGACTACTACGAAACTCAGCTAAATTATATTGAGAGCATTCTTAAACAGATAAGCAATCGAACTTATCAAATAAAGAATGCGATCGAATGGTCTAAATTTATTGCTGGTTATGGTTGATCTTCGTATTGAAAAGAAGAATGAAGTATATCTTAAGGTAGTAGCAGAACCACACGTTTATCAGGAACTATCAGATGAGTTTACATTTGAAGTTCCTGGTGCAAAGTTTATGCCCCAATACCGAAACAAATGGTGGGACGGGAAAATTCACCTATTCTCTACGGCAACAGGTGAGATTTATGTAGGTCTTTTAGATAAACTGGTATCATTTTGCAAACGCTACGGATACGAATATCAGTTTGTTGATAATAAGTTTTTTGGAACACCATTTGAGGTTAATGAAAATATATCAATGGAGGGAGTGAAAGATTATATCAAATCTATTTCCGTTCACGACCCACGACAATACCAAGTCGAGGGAGTATACGATGCTCTAAGACACAACCGAAGACTATTGATATCTCCCACTGCGTCAGGCAAATCTCTGATGATTTATTCTCTTTGTAGATACTATTCAGAGCACAACAAAAATATCCTGGTAGTTGTTCCCACGACCAGTCTGGTAGAGCAGATGTATAAGGACTTTGTGGATTATGGGTGGGAGGCAGAGGATTATTGTCACCGCATCTACTCTGGGCGCGAAAAGACGGATAGTCGGCCAATTGTAATTACCACATGGCAATCTATATATAAACTTCCAAGGAAGTGGTTTGAACGTTTTGAAGTTGTAATTGGTGATGAGGCACACCAGTTTAAGTCTAAATCTCTAATTGAGATCATGACCAAATTACATACTGCAAAGTATAGATTTGGGTTCACAGGTACTTTAGACGGCACACAGACGCATAAGTGGGTCTTAGAGGGACTGTTTGGTCCATCATACAAGATCATCCGTACAGATGAATTGATGCAGAAGGGTTACTTATCGAAGTTAGATATTAACTGTATTCTATTAAAACATCCACCACAGAAGTTTGAAAACTTTGAAGACGAAGTTCAGTATATTATTAATCACGAACAAAGAAATAATTTTATTACAAACTTAACTCTCGATTTAAAAGGAAATACTCTCGTATTATTCAGCAGGGTAGAATCCCATGGTGAGGTTCTTTATCAAAAAATAAATAATAAAAAAACAGATGAAGACCGAAAGGTTTTCTTCATTCATGGTGGAGTAGACACTAAGGAGCGTGAACTAGTTAGGGAAATTACGGAAAAAGAAAACAACGCAATCATCGTTGCATCTTATGGAACTTTTTCTACTGGTATCAATATTAAAAATCTCCATAATGTTATCTTCGCCTCACCCAGTAAATCTAGAATCCGCAACCTTCAAAGCATTGGACGAGTTCTTAGAAAAGGAAACAACAAAGTAAAAGCAGTTCTCTTTGATATTGCTGATGATTGTACACATAATCAACGAAAGAATTATACATTAAATCACTTGATTGAACGTATCAAAATCTATAACGAAGAAAACTTTAATTATGAAATCATTACAGTTAACATAAAATAACTATGGAAGAAGATTTTTACGCAACAATCAAAATTAATACTGGAGAAGAAATCTTCTCTAAAGTCTCTGTATGTGAAGAACATGCAGATACATTTTTATTATTATCAAATCCAATTACTGTTCAAGAGATTAAGATTAAAGGAAACATTATTGGATATAAAGTAGAACCTTGGTTAAAAACATCTAGTGATGATATGTTCTTGTTACCAATGAGTCGTGTGGTAACGATCAGTGAAAATGATAATATTGAAATTATTTCTGTTTATAATCAATTCTTAAGAAACGAGGATATTGAATCAAATCCTTATAGTGTTCGTTCTTCTCTAAATAAAGAGATGGGATATATATCTAGTGTTCTTGAAGCTAAAGAGATACTTGAAAAACTCTATAAGTTATAGATGTCTCTTCAACCCTAACAAAGGTATTCTACACATGATTTAGGGACTTGTCAAGCTTTTAAAATATGTTATAATATGAATATGTTATAGATTCCTAAATGAAGTATGTTTATTGGAAATATGCCAAAGCGCAAGAGATCAGAACATTACGTTAACAACAAAGAGTTTCTTGCTGCTATAATTGAGTATAAGAAGCAGATTCGTGAAGCTGCAGAGAAAGAACAACCAGGTATCACAGAAGAAGAACTTAAGAAGTGGAAGAGTCCAAATAAACCTCGTATTCCAAACTACATCGGTGAATGCTTTCTAAAGATTGCTACACACTTATCATACAAACCAAACTTCGTCAACTATATGTTTAAGGACGATATGGTTTGTGATGGTATTGAAAACTGCGTTCAATACATTAACAACTTCAACCCAGAGAAATCTCAAAACCCATTTTCATATTTCACACAGATTATTCACTACGCTTTCCTGAGGAGAATCCAGAAAGAGAAGAAGCAGATGGAGATCAAGAACAAGATTCTTGAACGGTCTGGATACGATGAAGTGTTTGTGGATAACAACACTCTTGACGGGAACAACTATTCCAACTATAATCAGATCAAAGATGCTGTACACACCAAACTTCGTTCGTGAAAGTCGCTATTATCACTGATCAGCACTTTGGTGCTCGTAAAAACTCAAAGTTATTCCATGATTTTTTCCTTGAGTTTTATGAAAATATTTTCTTTCCAACCCTAGAAAAGGAAGGTATAACAACTGTCATTGATATGGGTGATACCTTTGATAATCGCACTGGTATTAACTTCTCTGCTCTTTCTTGGGCAAAGAAAAACTATTACGATAGACTTCGTGATATGGGAGTCAAAGTTTATACTATAGTTGGAAACCATACCGCGTATTACAAAAACACTAACGATATTAATGCAGTAGATCTTTTGTTGAGAGAATATGAGAACGTCTGGGTGATTCCTGAATATCAGGAACATGAGATTGGTGGACTTAATATTGCAATGGTCCCTTGGATCAATTGTGAAAACCAAGATTCTACATACAACTCTCTCAAGAATACCTTGTGTCCAGTTGTGATGGGGCATTTAGAACTTCAAGGATTCTATGCCAATACTTACCATATGATGGAACATGGTGCAGATAGAAAGGTCTATCAAAAATTTGAAAAGGTATTCTCTGGACACTACCATCACAGAAGCACCGAAGATAACATTCATTATCTCGGCAATCCATATGAAATTTATTGGAACGATTTAGATGATGTGAGAGGGTTTCATATTTTTGATACAGAAACTCTTGAGACTCAAGCAGTAGATAATCCATATAAGATGTTCTACAAAATTTATTATAACGATGATAAACATCAACTCCTAGATGCATCTGTTTACAAAAACAAAATCGTAAAGTTGATTGTTCGTAACAAAACAAATCCAAAAGATTTTGAAAAGTATATTGACAAACTACTTGACTCTGGCCTTGCAGATCTTAAAATTGTCGAGAACTTTGCCATCACAGAGAATGTAGATTTTGATGTAGAGCAATCAGAGGATACACTTGCCATTCTAAGTCGCTATCTTGATGAATCTGAAACTAATATAGATAAAGACACTGCTAAAGAGATTATTAAAAACATCTATCAGGAGGCATGTGAGGTAATCTAAATGTTTGTCATCATCAAAGAGGGTAAAGAGCACGAAGGAGCATACTCTGTGACAAACGCCGGAGGTGAGGATGTCATGTATATTTTTGAAGAAGAGGATGATGCATCAAGATATGCTATGCTGCTAGAGCAGGAAGGATTTCCTGAGATGGATGTTATTATGGTAGATGGTGATATAATGATTAAAGCGTGTGAGTATTCTTCAACTCGGTATGCAATTATTACTGCTAATGACATTGTGATTCCACCTAAACATGATTACATTTAAAAATATTCGATGGAAGAACTTTCTTTCTACCGGCAATCAGTGGACCGAAATAAACTTCAATGAAAGTAATAATACAATTATTATTGGATCAAATGGTTCTGGTAAATCAACCATTCTTGATGCCTTAACTTTTTCATTGTTTAATAAACCATTCCGTAAGATCAACAAACCGCAGTTGATCAATAGTGTTAATGAGAAAGATTGTCTGGTTGAAATTGAATTTGATATTAAAGGAAGAGGATATAAAATTGTTCGTGGACTAAAACCTACTAAGTTTGAAATCTGGATTGATGGAGAACTTCAAGATCAAGATGCTTCTGCAAATGATCAACAGAAGAAATTGGAACAAAGTATTTTGAAGTTGAACTTCAAATCCTTTACACAGATTGTTGTTCTTGGTTCCTCTACTTTTGTTCCCTTCATGCAACTTCCAGTTGCTCATCGTCGTGAAGTGATTGAAGATCTTCTTGATATTAAGATCTTTTCATCGATGAATGTTTTGATTAAGGATAAAATTCGTCAAATCAGGGAAGAAGTAAAGACGCTTGATTTGAAAAAGGAATCTTTAAAGGATAAAATCAAGATGCAGGAAGATTTTATCCATACTATTGAAAAGCAAAGTAAGACTAATATTGAAGATAGGAGAGAAAGGATCAAAGAATATGCCTTGGATGCTAATAAAATTATTGAAGAGAATGATGAACTAGAGTTTAAATTTAATGTAGCAAAGGCAAATCTAGATTCAATTGTTGACCCCAAACAAATGATTAGAAAACTTGGTGGTATTCGTGCCAAGATTCAACAAAAGAAAGAGACTTGTAGCAACGAACACGACTTCTTTGATAAAAATACGGTATGCCCTACTTGCACTCAGCATATAGAAGAAGAGTTTCGCTTAAATAAGATAGGACAACTCAATACCTCATTACAAGAGTTAGATCAAGGTCTTGAAGAATTACAGACTAAAATTAAAGAAGAGGAACAACGGGAGTCTAAGTTTGCAGAACTCTCACAGGAGGTTGTTTCCCTAACACATGAAATTTCTCAAAACAATGTTCGCATTTCTGGACTTCAAAGACAATGCAGAGATCTGGAATCGGAAATTCAAAGAATTACCGACCAACTTGCAAACAGAAATACTGAGCATGAGAAGCTAAGTTCTTTCAATGAAAGTTTACAGGGAATTTATGAAGATCTAGCAAGTAAAACTGAATCAATTAAGACCCACGAATTCGTTTACTCCTTATTGAAGGACGGGGGAGTTAAAACTAAAATTATCAAACAGTATCTCCCCCTAATTAACAAGCAAGTAAATCGTTATTTACAGTTAATGGACTTCTACATTAACTTCCAACTCGATGAAGAGTTTGGTGAAACGATTCAATCACCTATTCATGATAACTTCTCATATGCTTCTTTTAGTGAAGGAGAGAAGATGAGAATTGACCTCGCACTTCTTTTTACTTGGAGAGAAGTTGCTGCCTTTAAAAATTCGGTCAATACAAATCTCTTGATTATGGATGAAGTTTTTGATAGTTCTCTTGATGGATTTGGAACTGACGAGTTTTTAAAGATCATCAAATATGTTATCAGTGGTGCTAACATCTTTGTCATCTCTCATAAAGAAAGTTTGTTTGATAAGTTTGAAAATGTAATCAGGTTTGAAAAGGTGAAGGGATTCTCTAGTAAGGTCCAGTAGTGGAAGTGTCCACTAACCGTCTACACAGGGCGGTTTCGTCGTATTATGGGTACATACCTGAGAGGACGGCATGATCAATCTTGAAGTCAAAGGCACGGTTGCCAAACTGCTGGCACAAGAAAACCTGATCGTTGAACACCGTAGTATCAAGACGGCACAGTTCAATGTGGACACCCGTGTTTTGACTCTGCCTATCTGGGAAAAAGCTACCGATACTATCTTTGACCTACTGGTGGCACACGAAGTTGGTCACGCACTTTATACTCCTAATGAAGATCCCCCGAAGACTGTTCCACATCAGTTCATCAATGTGACTGAAGATGCTCGCATCGAGAAACTGATCAAGCGTCGTTTTCCTGGTCTCGCCAAAACGTTCTTCAAAGGTTATAAAGAACTTCAAGAGATGGACTTCTTCTCGATTGAGAATGAAGATTTGAGCAAAATGAACCTTGCCGATCGTGCTAATCTGCATTTCAAAATCGGTCATCACGTTAACATTCCTTTTGATGAGTATCTTGAACTGCCCATCATTCGTGTCATTGCTGAAGCAGAATCTTTTGATGATGCTGTAACCGCTGCTGAACTTCTCTATGCCTACTGTAAAAAGCAGAACAATGTTCCTGAAACTGAAAAAAAGAGTCAAGAAGATCTGGAAGAACAACAGTCCATTCAAAGCAATTCTTCTGATACTTCTACTTCTGGCGGTGGGAGTTCCTCTAGTACCGATTATTCTAGCACTTCTGATGATTTTGATGAAGGCGACGATGGTGATGACGATCTTGATTTTGGGATGGATTCTAGTGAACCTATTGAACCTTCTGTAGAGACTGTTGATAGTCTAGAAAACAAACTGAAGAGTCTCATTAATCATCACAGTAACGATTATCGTTACTACGAGCGTCCTGTTTTTGATCTCGAAACTACTGTTATTTCTAACAAGCAAATTGTTGATGAGTGTAGCACTTACTGGAACACTGTCTATGCTGACGCAACAATAAAAGCAGATTTTATTGACAACTGCGATCGACTCTATAACGAATACAAAAACTCTTGCAAGAAAGAAGTCAACTACATGGTGAAGGAGTTTGAGTGTAAGAAGTCTGCAGACTCTTATTCCCGTGCCACCACTAGTCGCACTGGTGTTCTTGACTGCACTAAACTTCATACCTACAAATACAACGAGGATCTGTTCAAAAAAGTGACGGTTGTCCCTGATGGTAAGAACCATGGACTAATTTTTGTTCTTGACTGGTCGGGTTCAATGGGCAACATTCTTGGCGGCACTGTCAAACAATTGTTAAATCTGGTTTGGTTTTGCCGTAAGGTAGATATTCCTTTCCGTGTCTATGGATTCACTCATTCTTTCTATACTGATGGTGAGAAACTTCCTAGCGAACCAGTCAATAATAGTTTTTGGATCGATGAACAGTTCCGTATGTTGGAATTCCTTACCAGTGAAGGCAACTCTAAAGAATTTGAACGACAGTGTCAAACCTTCTGGCGTTTGGCATGTTCTGTTTCAAGTGACATTCCTGCATATTGCCATAATCTTTCCCAGTATGGTCTCTCTGGAACTCCTTTGAATGAAGCACTGCTAACTCTTCATGATATTCTCCCTCAGTTTATGAAGCAGACTGGTTCTCAAAAAGTTCAAACTGTTATCTTGACTGATGGTGATGCACAGTGTCTTATGAAATCTACTGAGAGATATAATTATAGTCAGGAGTTGGAAATTAGTCGTGGTCGTATTCGTGAAGATGGCACTGAGTTTCTTCGAGACCGTAAACTTCGCACTACTTATAAACTTGAAAACTGGCTTAGTCACACCACTAGTATCTTGAAGAATCTTCAAGATAATTTCCCCGACGTAAATTTTATTGGCATTCGTCTTGCCAGTCCTACCGAGTTTATGCGTTTTGTGAAATACTATACTCAGTATCAACAACACGAACGATACAACAAATATGCTGAGGACTTCAGAAAGAACAAAGCAGTTGCAATTGATATTCCTTCTTTCACTAAGTTCTTCTGCATCAGTGCCAACAACCTTAATCAAGATGCATCTTTTGAAGTTGAAGAGGGTGCAAAGAAATCTACGATTCGTGCTGCTTTTAAAAAGTCCTTGACAAAATCTAAGTTCAATCGTAAAATTCTTTCAGAGTTCGTGGAGCTAATCGCATGAATATCTTTGTCACGGATTTTGATCCTTACAAGTCAGCGATCGTTCTTCCAGATAAACACATCGTTAAGATGCCCCTAGAAACTTGCCAGATGCTTGCCATTGTATGCTCTGATAAATGGGGTCATGGATTTGGTACTCTTCCTAAGGCAGATGGAACACCTTATGCTACTGAGAAGGGTGCCTTTCGTAATCATCCATGCACTGTATGGGCAAATGAATTTGTGATGAACTGGCAGTGGTTACTTCATCATGGTCTTGCATTATGTGAAGAATACACACATAGATATGCTAAGAGGCATACTTGCCACAACACCTTGCTAGCAGCAAAGGAGATCCTTCCTACTGGTGATCCTACAGGTCGCAGTGGAAAAGAAACGACACCATTTGTGAGGGCAATGCCTGATGAGTTTAAACATGACACAAGCATTGACACTATTACAGCTTACAAAATGTACATTAGGAGCAAACCTTGGGTTGCATCTAATTATCTTCGTGACAAATCCCGCAAACCAAATTGGATATGAAACTTAATCGAAACAGTGTCGAAGTCTTTGACAATTTCTTAGATCCAGAGGAATTTTATGAATTAGAACAACTCGTAAGGGATATGAAATGGTGGTATAGAGGAGAAATATCTGCTGACTATGAAGGTCGTGGAAGTGATCCTAAACTTGATTATGGTTTTGACAACACTATCTTTGATTTGATTTATGATGATCAATACCAAGAATCGGAGGATAGGATCGATCGTGATGATCCTCTTGTGGTAGCAATGTATGAGGTTGCTCTTAAATGCAAAAAGAAATTTAATTTTGATAGGATAATTAGATGTCGTGGTGACATGACGACTTATAGGGGTGAAGATCCAAAAACATTTTCTACTCATGTAGATTGTCCTTATCCACATTTTACTACTATTCTTTACATGAATGAAAGTGATGCTCCAACTATCATTTACAATGAAAAGTGGTATAATAGCGATAACCCTGAATCCATTCCCTTGACTGAAAAAATTAGAATACTGCCAAAACCAAATAGATTGGCAGTTTTTTACGGTAATCATATTCACACTGGGATGGCACCGAGGACGACAGGAAATAGAGTCCTAATTAATATTAACTACACGTCGGGGAACTAATGAAACACATTCTATTCACACTTTATGAGTGTAGTCCCGATCTTTTAAATGATAGAATCTACATAGAAAACATGTTATATGAGACTTCGGTCAAATGTAACGCAACATTTCTAAATACGGTATCACATCAGTTTCAACCTCAAGGAGTTACAGCAGTAACTCTCCTCGCGGAATCTCATATTAGTATCCATACTTGGCCAGAAAAAGGAATGGCAGTTTGTGATATTTTCACTTGTGGAAATTCTGAACCTTTTAATGGGTTTGAATACATGGCAGAAAAACTTCATTCTGGCAAAACAGTTCATCATGAATATACGAGACCTTTTGACGAGAAACCGCATGTGACACTTCAAAGACCTGCATACCCACCCAACACAATTGGATCTACCTCAGTTATAATTACGAAGTAATCGAAACAAAGCAAATGGGTCTGTCCAAGCAAAGCATCGTTGCTTCTCTTCAAGAACTTTATGGTGAGTCTGTAACTACTGCTGATGTTCGTGCCTGGTGTGCAATGAACGACGTTGGTTATCAGACTGTTACGAAGCGTCTTGATGAATATAAAGTTGGTCGTGGTAAGTGGAATTTGAGCGTTCAGGAAAAATTGGAACAGACCTATCAAGCACCTTCTGCGCTGCCTGCAATCGAGAAAAATCTTATCCCTGAGAAAAATGATTCCTTCGTCAAGTTTGGCAATTTTGGTGATCTTAAAAAAATTATTGCGTCCCGTCTATTCTACCCTACGTTTATCACGGGTCTCTCGGGTAATGGCAAAACGTTTGGTGTCGAACAAGCGTGTGCCCAACTTGGACGAGAACTCATCCGTGTAAACATTACTATTGAGACTGATGAAGATGATCTCATTGGCGGATTCCGTCTTG